AAACCTCACGGGTCATGGACTGATGGCGCTGGCGGTTCAGGTACAAGCGGAAGTGATTCGGGCACAATAGACAGAATTGGGAGAGGTCAAAAAGCCTTAGAAAATAATAACTACGACAAAATGATGGCAGATTACGACAAGATGGAATCTTCATGGCGAAAGAAATTGAGTAAGCCATCATCAAAAGAAGAGTATGGCGACCCACAAGATATGGCTTCAATGGAATTCAAAACAAAATATGGAGCAGATGTTTTGGATGTTCAAGATGCTAACGATATGAAAAAAAGTAATCTGAGTAAGCACGGTAGTCATGACCAACGCGCCCATGGAAGTTGGTCGGATGATTCTGAGGGTGAAGATGACTCCGAGCCTAAAAATTACTATCCTCCATCAAAATTTACTAATGATAAAGACGATTCCGAAAATCCTGCCTATATGGACGATATGGATATTCTTCGCCCGCCTAAGCGTTTATCTTCTAAATAAAATAAATGCCAAGTATTATTGAAGATACAGTTTCAATCCTTGCTTCTATGAACTTAGAAGGAGTCAGAGTTGCGACTCCACCAGGATATGCGGGGCTTCAAGTCGATCTACCTAACAACTCTCAGGCGTATTTTGTATGGTCAAAAATAGATAATCAGGATTTTCATTTTAGGTTGGCGCGGTTTTGGGAAAACGACAATCCGTTTTCGATGGTTGTCTGTCCGTCCCTGCCTGAAGCGATAGCGCAGACCTTGGTGTTCGTAAAGCAATAAGGTTAAATTTAACCCTATGCTATTATTGAGCGTTAAAACTCAAGGTTACTTTTCTAAGCCCTATGCTTAGAATATGACCTTTCTTTCGTAAGGAGATGCCTTGGCTCGTACCCGTAAAATGGTGAATCTTGCCATAGAGGAAACTAGCGGGGTAGACCATCCCGCTCATCTACACGAAGGTTGGCTGGTTATGAAATCAGCCAATGAATCTGAAGTTCAGAGAGTTCTTGACGAAACGCTAACCGAGGAGGACTCCACTATGGAGGATACAAAAACCACCACGATTACCGAGGAAGTAGAAGTCGAAAAGGCTATGACACTAGAAGAAGCAATGGCTAAAATTGCTGAACTAGAAACAAAACTCGCTTCAATGCTTGAAAAAGCACTTGAAAAGAAGCCAGAAGATGTGTACATGAAAATGGACATGGAACAAAAGGCTGACGAGAGCGACTCTGATTACGCCAAGCGTATGAAGGGACTACATATGTCAAAGTCTAAAATCGAAGAGGACTTTATTAAGTCTGCTCCTGAATCTGTAGTCAAAATGATTCAAAACCTTCGCAAAGAAGCCGAAGATGCAACCGCCGAACTCCGCAAGGAACGCGATGCACGGGCTGATGCTGAAGCGATTGAAAAGGCAAAGGGATGGAATAACCTCAATCTCGATGCCGATAAAGTCGGACCAGCGCTTCGTCGTTTGTCCACAGTAGACACAGAACTCGCCAAGGCGGTTGAAGATTTACTTTCTTCAGTCAATGCTCAGGCAGAGTCAGCACAAATTTTTGCAGAAATCGGCAAATCTGCAAACTTCAAATCTGGAAATGCTTATGAGCGTATGACTTCATTAGCAAAATCCGCAGTTGAAGAGGGCTTAGCAAAGTCATTCGAGCAAGCGCTTGGTGATGTTGCTTCAAACAATCCTGACCTATACAGCCAATACCTATCCGAGAAAGGTGCCTAAACCATGGCATATGAAATCAGTAATTACTCGGTAAAGGTCACTCTGGTAGCAGGAGCCGACCTTTCCGCTAAGCAGTACAACTTCGTTAAGTTGAATTCATCAGGATTAGCAGTTGTGGTTGCAGCCGCAACAGATTTGCCAATCGGAATTCTTCAGAACGCACCAACATCAGGACAAGAAGCAGAAATTCTTGTTGCTGGTGGTTCAAAGTTAGTTTTAGGTGGCACAGTTGCCATGGGCGGCGTCGTAGGCACATCTGCTGCTGGCGCTGGCGTTGCAATCGTTCACGGAACTGACACAACTAAATTTGCTTTAGGTCAAGCCCTATTGGGTGGCGCTTCAGGTGAAATCGTAACTGTCGTTGTTGCTTGCAGCAATGCTGGTAGAGCGGCTTAAGGGGAATAACAAATGCCACAGCCAAATATCAATAGCGTCCACATTGACGCAATCCTCACCAATATTTCTATTGCGTATCTGCAAAATCAAGACAACTTTATCGCAGACAAGGTATTCCCAGTAATTCCTGTTGATAAGAAGTCTGACAAGTATTTCCAGTACACCAAAAACGACTGGTTCCGTGACGAGGCTCAGCGCCGCGCCCCAGGAACTGAATCTGCTGGTGGCGGATACAATCTTTCAACATCAACTTATTCTTGTGATGTTTTTGCTTTCCACAAGGATGTAGACGATCAAACAACTGCAAACGCAGACTCACCAATCAACCCATTACGCGAGGCAACAGAGTTCGTAACTCGTCGTCTAGCACTCAAGAAAGAAATTCAGTTTGTAACTGACTTCCTCTCAACATCAGTATGGGCAAATGATTACGCGGGAGTTGCTGGTACACCATCAACAAACGAAGTCAAGCAATGGTCAGACTACACAGCATCTGACCCAATTTCAGATATTGAAGATGCTAAGAGCGAAATTCTTGGCAAAACAGGTATGGAAGCGAACACTTTGGTTCTTGGTTACGATGTATTCAAGTCTCTAAAGAACCATCCTGACCTTGTAGACCGTATCAAGTACACATCTTCACAGACAATCACAACAGATATGCTCGCAGCAATGTTTGACATTCCTCGGGTATTGGTTTCAAAAGCAGTCAAGGCTACAAATGCCGAAGGCGCTGCTGAAGCGTATTCATTCACAACTGGTAAGAAGGCTCTTCTTTGCCATGTTGCACCAACGCCAGGATTACTTACTCCTTCTGCTGGTTACACCTTCCAATGGACAGGTGTTTCAGGCGGTCTTGGAGCAACAATCGGAACTTCACAGTTCCGTATGGAATCAATCAAATCAGACCGAGTTGAAGCAGAAATGGCTTTCGATAACAAAGTCATCTCTACTGATCTTGGTTTCTTTTGGAATACTGTCGTCGCTTAATTCAATTAAGAAGAAAAGGGGAGGATTAAAACTCCTCCCCTTTTCTTTTAGAATAGGAAAATAAAATGGCTACAAATGCACTTAGAATTACAAAAGGCGAAGCGTCAATGGGTGCCCTTGTTGTGGGCACAACAGATGTTGTTTATGGATTTGATTTCGGAACAATTTCAATTAACCCTGATTCAATTGCAACAGTTACACGCGGAGCAACAACTTTCACTCTCACAGGTGCGAAGGTTGGCGATGTTCTAGTAATGAACCCACCAGCGGCGCTTAACGACGACCTTCTTTATGTTGGTTGTGCGGTTACGGGCGATGATGAAGGAACTGTATATCTTTACAATCCGACAGTTGGCGCTATTGATAATGCAGCCGCGACTTGGACATATCTTTGGGTTGATTCACGGTCATAATGAAGGCAACAATTCTTAAAAAAATGACCGCCAACGGTAAGACCCTCAAGTTTGGGGATATTGTTGATGTTTCGGATTGGAAGCACACCAAGAATCTTGAGTCCAACCGCTATATCAAAGTCCTTGCAGAGGAACCAGTCGCAGAAGAAAAACCTAAATTAGTTAAAAAAGCCCAAGCCACTAAATAAGTAAAAGGTTTTAAGAGGAGTATAAAATGGCAGTTACACACGCTAGAGTTTCAGTTGGAACCACGGCTACTAAACTAACCTCAGATGCCGACGGTAAAGACGGGCAGACTATCAATGTTCAAAATCCTGCGGGCGGGGTAGATGTTTACTTAGGTGGAGATGGTGTTACGACTTCAGCCTATGGATATCTTCTCAAAGCCGATTCAAGTTTTTCAATTGAACTACAAGACGATGAAAAACTATATGCCGTAGTCACCTCAAGCACACAAACAGTAAATATTATCCGTCAAGGAGCCTGATAAATGGCTTTGCCACCCTCTCTTTCAACAGCCATAATCGTTGGTACTTATGTTGATTTGATTGGCAATCCAGTTCGAGGTTCTCTATCTTTTGTGCCACAAACAATTCTAAAAGAAGTAACGGCTAATGTAATTATTATGCCAGTTGTTATTACTAAAACACTCGATGCTACTGGCTCATTTACTATCACCTTGCCCGTTACGAGTGATACCGATGTCGCCCCACAGCCCTTTATCTACGACATTACCGAAAACTTCACAGGCGGGCGCGAACTTCAAATTGCCCTACCTTTATCAGTTGCAGGTACTACTCAAAATCTTGCAGATTTGCTTCCAGCCCTTTCTAGCGCCGAAGCCGTCGCTTATGTATCTACCGATCAGTACCAGTCTCTATTAACCCGCTACACCACAGCAGAGGGCATCCGAGTCATTGTTGTTGATGCCGAAGATTACGAAGAGAACGCTTTGGCTTATTCTCAATCTGCCACAATAGCGGCAAAT